TACTTGACGATTACAAAGCACAACAATGGATCAAAGATTACACACTAGCAAGTTGTAAATACATGCTAGGTGAGGCACGTAGTAAATTTGCTACAATTGCCGGACCTGGGGGCGGAACAACACTTAACGGTGACACGCTAAAAGCCGAGGCACAGCAAGAAATGGAAAAACTAGAAATGGATCTATCAATGGCTGTGGCAGGTGGAACAGGTTACGGATTCTTGATTGGATAATATAAAAAAACTTATTGTTGGCGGTTGTAGTTTTACAGCAGGCGACGAATTATCAGATTGGAACGGAAATCAAAGTAACGTTGGAATAATTCGTCCACGTAGTGAAAAAACATGGGCTAATAATTTACAAAGAATTTTATTTTATAATGCAAAATTAGATAATGTTGCAGTATCAGGTGCAGGCTATGGTAGCATAGTCAGACGTGTAATTTATCAAACTGAACGCAATTTAAAATTATACAAACCAGAAGAAATTGTAGTATGTATAATGTGGACCAGTATTTTAAGATTAGAATTTCCTACAATTTATCCGCCAGGCAAAACTTATTTTGACGACGAAGATAAATTTTTATTAACATTACCATCAGATGGCGATGGTGCAACTAGAGGAAATAACAGAAAAGCTGAACTTCAAAGACGTGAAAAATTATCTGCTGAACATTTAGTGCGCACAGTAATTGAATTTTATACACGTAGAGCAACTGTAGATAATCATATATATTATCCATTACAACAACTTGAATACTTAACAAGTTGGTTACAGGCACGTGGAATAAAATTTTATTACACAACTGCTTTTAATGATTTAATGACTTTAGAACATCATAAACCTAATATCTATTATCAAGACATGAAAAATCGTTTAAATTTGCCTAATATTATTCATGTAGAAAATAATATGGGATTTTGGGAATACTCAAAAACAAATAATTTTGAATGTGGAAAAGGATCTGATCATCCACTAGATCCAGCTCATATACATTGGGCACAACTTTTTAAAAAATGGATCTTGACAAAGCAATAAAAAAATGTTATTTTAAATAATGAATAAAAAGAAGCTGTTGGTAATCGGACATGGTAGGCACGGTAAAGATACTGTGTGTGAAATCCTAAGAGACAAATACGGATATAGTTTTGAAAGCAGTAGTGCGTTTTGCTCAAAACTTTTTATCTATGATTTGTTAAAGAAAAAATACAATTATGACAGCGAGGAAGAGTGTTATGCTGATAGGCATAATCATAGAACTGAATGGTATAATGCTATTAGTGATATGAATGCAAAGGATGCAGCAACATTAGGTAGAGCTATATTTAACGAGCATGATATTTACTGCGGATTACGAAACAAGCGTGAATATTTTGCAATGCGTAATACCAATGTTTTTGATTATGCAATTTGGGTTGATCGTAGTGACTACTTGCCCAAAGAATCTACAAACAGTATGACACTAGAACCTTGGATGGCAGACTTCTACATTGACAATAATGGCACAAAAGCTGACTTAGAGTTTTGGGTTGATGAACTGTATAAAGGACAATTAAGTACGCACATAACCCCTTAAAACCGCTATTTTACACCAGATCTGCTAAATAATAACATAATAACATTGTTTAGGAGAAACAAAAATGGCATTAGTATCACCAGGTGTAGATGTCCAGGTAATTGACGAGAGTTTTTATACTCCGGCTGAACCAGGTACAGTACCTATTATATTTGTCGCCACAGGCGAGAATAAATTAAATGGTGCAGGAACAGGAATTGCTCCAGGTACCACAAAAGCAAATGCTGGAAAACCATACCTACTTACTTCACAGCGTGAACTGGTAGATACATTTGGTGATCCAACATTCTATGTTGATAACAACAACAATCCAATCCATGGCGGAGAGCAAAACGAATATGGATTGCAGGCTGCATACTCATATTTGGGTGTGAGCAATAGAGCATACGTTGTACGTGCAGATATTGATCTTAATGGGTTAAATGCAAGTTCAACTGCAACAACTGCTGATCCAGCAGGCGGAACATACTGGTTAGACACAGCAACAAGCAGATACGGCGTCTTTGAATGGAACGGAAGTGCTGTTGATATTTCTAACACAACAGGACAATCATTCTCAGGTAAAACACCTATTGTTGTAACAGACACAACAAAAGTTGTAAATTTTGCAGGTGAAGATTATACACCAAAAGGATCAGTAGGCGCAGTTGGCGATTATGCATTGGTTGCAGTAACAACAGTACCAACACTTTATTACAAAAACACAGCAGGCACTTGGGTAGTAGTAGGTAGTGCAGACTGGAAAGCAAGTTGGCCAGTAGTAACAAGCACAAAATCATATGCTATGACTCCAACTCCTTTTGTTCCGGGTGATAACTTCACTGTAAATGAGACAGACGGTGCAACGCAAATCTTTACATTTGCATTAACAGGAAATACTCCAGCACAGTTTGTAATTGACTTTAATGCAGCAGCAACAGGTTCAGGTATCAGTGCAGCAGTTGTAAGCAACAGACTGGAGTTCTACAACGATGGTTCAGCACATGACGGTTTTGAGTTTGCTGCAACAGGAACAATTTTAGATAACGCAGGTTTAACAGGTTTAGTTGATTATTATGCTCCTAAACTGCAAGCAAGTGCGCATACAAGTGTTCCAGAATATAAATCAGGCGATACAACTCCAAGACCAACAGGAAGTGTTTGGATTAAAACAACAACACCAAACGCAGGTGCAAACTGGAGCGTAAAAGTATGGAACGAAGACACAGCACTTTGGGATACATCACTAGCACCAATTTATGCAACTAACCATGCAGCATTAGCAGGACTTGATTTATCAGGTGGCGGTGCAAACTTAACAAGTGCAAACTTGTACATTCAAACTAATGTTACTGAAGCAGCAACTAATCTGGCAGATTTTACAATCTTTAAAAGAAATGGTGCCGGTGCAACAAGCATAACAAGTATAGCAATTGGTGATAGCACACTATCTGGCACAGGCGATTTTACTATCAGTGAAAGTGTAAGAGGTAGTGCAACAATGAGCACACCAGTAACAGTTACAGTTGGTGCTTTTGCTGGAGATGCAACAGATGCTGACACACTTGCTGAAGCTATTAACGCAGCAGGTTTGACAAACGTAAGTGCAAGTGTTGGTACAGGTAACAAAGTTATTGTAACACATGCACTTGGCGGCGATATAAGAATTGTTGATACAAATGGTAAAGTTGCAATTGCTTTCCCAGCATGGAACTACACAAACAGCACAGGAACTGCAAACTTCTATAGTTTAGGTGGCAGTGATTATGTTGCAAGTCTTTGGAAAGAGCTTACATACACAGCAAGTGATGAAGCACCAACTGCACTAGCAGAAGATGGCGCACTATGGTATAGCAGCGTGATTGACGAAGTTGATATCATGGTACATGACGGATCAAACTGGAAAGGTTACTTGAACGAATATGCAAGTGCAGATCCAGCAGGGCCTATTGTAAGTGCAACTGAGCCAGAAAAACAGTCAGATGGCACTACTGATCTAGTAACAGGCGACTTGTGGGTAAGCACAGCAGATTTGGAAAACTTCCCAAGAGTATATCGTTGGAATGCAACATTACTTTCATGGATTGAGTTAGACACAACTGACCAAACAACAGAAAATGGTATTATCTTTGCTGATGCACGTTACAACACAGCAGGTGCAAATAGCGGCGAAGCAGGAGATATTGCAGATCTACTAGCAAGTGATTACTTAGATCCAGATGCTCCAGATCCAGCACTATATCCAAAAGGTATGTTGCTATGGAACCTACGTAGAAGCGGATTCAACGTAAAACGTTTCGAGCGTAACTATATTGATATTAGTGCAAACAATGGCAGAGGAAGTGACGACGGCAATTCAATGGCAGGATACTATCCACACCGTTGGGTAACAGAGTCAGCTAATGAAGCAGACGGTTCAGGTAGCTTTGGACGTAAAGCACAGCGTAAAGTTGTAGTACAAGCGTTACAAGCAATGCTAAATGAAAACCAAGATATCCGTGATGATGAATCACGTATCTTTAACTTGATTGCAACTCCAGGTTATCCAGAACTAATTGGTGAAATGATCACACTAAACTATGACAGAGGCTTAACAGCATTTGTTATTGGTGACTCACCAATGCGTTTAACATCAGATGCAACTTCACTTAACGAATGGGCAACAAACGTTAATACAGTTGTAGAAGATAACGATAACGGTCTTGTAAGTAGAGATGAATACTTGGGTGTATATTATCCAAGTGGTTTCACAAGTGACAACGCAGGCAACAACATTGTTGTTCCAGCATCGCACATGGTACTACGCACATTTGCATTAAATGACCAAGTTGCATATCCATGGTTTGCACCAGCAGGTACAAGACGTGGTGGCGTAACAAACGCAACATCAACAGGTTATATTAACGGCGAAGGTGAGTTTGTTGCAACAGCACTTAACGAAGGCGTAAGAGATACACTGTACTCAAACAACGTAAATCCAATTACATTCCTAACAGGAGCAGGATTAGTTGTATTTGGACAGAAAACTCGTGCAAGAAATGCAAGTGCATTGGATAGAATCAACGTAGCAAGATTGGTGGTATATTTACGTAGCCAACTTAACACACTAGCAAAACCATATCTATTTGAACCAAATGATAAAATCACACGTGATGAAATCAAGCAACAGGTAGAAAGTTTGCTAGTTGAACTAGTTGGACTTAGAGCACTATTTGACTTCTTAGTTGTATGTGATGAAACAAACAACACACCAGCAAGAATCGATAGAAACGAACTATACGTAGATATTGCCATTGAACCAGTCAAAGCAGTAGAATTTATCTATATTCCACTACGTATCAAAAACACAGGCGAGATCGCAGGTCTTTAATATCATAAAGTAGGGGGTGAAACAAAAACCCCCTACAAATGATAAATACTTGTGTATTAAG